TCTTTTTTTTTGTATAAACTTTTTTAAAAAAAAATGCAAAAAAATTTGTTGGTATTATAATAATGTATTATATTTACAGTATTAATATGAAAAACACAATTATGAAAAACTTAAAAAATATATTTATACAGTCAAACATAGATGACAATGGCAATACAACTTTAGAAATAGGTAGTACTATTACTGAGGAGTTTGATTCTATTCCTCACTCATTTAGTGTAATGTGTGATAAAATAGATACAAGATGGATTTTTATTCATGCAGAACAATTAAATAAATTACTGACAAAATGGAATGTTACATCTAATGATGTAATTACTGCTTTAGAAAAACAATTTGAACCACATAGTTTAATTGTAAGAATTAGATAAAGCAAAGTAAATCATTGAAGGTGATTTGTCAAAAGAGGGGTTACATTGTAGCTCCTTTTTTTTTTACAAAAAACTTTACACTTTATAAAAAAGTAAAAAAATAGCATTATATAAGTATGATATATTTAAGTGATGCATCATCAGCACAAACTTTTACATTTATACCTGAATCATTTGTAATAAATGCAAGATTAGAAGTAAGAGATGAAGAAACTGGTAATGTGCAAACAAACCTAGTGCCTATAACAAGACTTAGTGGTTATGCATCTATAAATGTTGCATTAACATTACAAGAAAATAAGTTTTATGAAGTTAAAGTTATATCAGTAGGTTCTAACTGGGATGATGTTACACAGTTTTGGAACTTGTTAAGTGTAAACTGGGAAGATGGAATTACAAGGTCAGGTAGTGCATGGAATTTTGCAACTAACTCTTGGAATGAAACAACAGGTAATTGGGATGCAGTTAGAGAGCCTAAAGATTTAGTTATATACAGAGACAGAATTTTCTGTACAAACCAAACAGTATCACAAGGAGCTAATGAATATTATGATGTGTTAAAAGGTGTTTATAAGAAAAGCACATCAGGAACAAATAAATATAAAGTATATAATGCATAATTATGAGTAGACAACACAGGAAACCAAAGTATGAAGGAGATATTAGAGTAGTAGAGTTAGCAGCTTATACAGCTCCTAAAATTATAGAGGACCCAAGAAAAGATTTTGTAATGTATGGTGAGGATAACAACTATTATCAATATTTAATTGATTTATATAATGGTTCTCCTACAAATCATGCATGTATAAATGGTATATCTGAGATGATATATGGTAAAGGACTAGATGCAACTGATTCAGATATGAAACCTGACCAGTATGCACAGATGATAGCATTACTAAAAAAAGATGTAATTAGAAAAGCAATATATGACTACTACTTAATGGGTGGTGCAGCTTTACAAGTTATATATGGTAAGGGGAGAAAGAAGATTGTACAAGTAGAACACATACCAGTAGAGACATTAAGAGCTGAAAAATCAGGAGAATCAGGTGAGATAGAGGCTTACTATTACTTTCATGATTGGAGTTCTTACAAGACCTCTGACAATGCAACAAGAATACCTGCCTTTGGTACATCTAAAGAGGCTAGAGAGATACTATTTATAAAACCATACAAAGCAGGATATTATTACTATAGTCCTCCTGCATATACTGGTGGTTTACAGTATGCAGAATTAGAAGGTGAGATTAGTAACTTTCATATGAATAATATAGCTCATGGTTTAAGTCCTAGTATGATAATTAATTTTAATGCAGGTATCCCTAATGAAGAAGAAAGGTCATTAATAGAAAAGAAGATAGCACAAAAGTTTAGTGGTTCTAGTAATGCAGGTAAATTTATACTGTCATTTAATGATAGTGTAGAAACACAAGCTAGTATAGAGCCAATACAGTTATCAGATGCACACCAACAGTATCAATTCTTATCTACAGAATCACAAGAAAAGATATTAGTAGCTCATAGAATAGTATCACCTATGCTTTTAGGTGTAAAAAACAATACTGGTTTAGGAAACAATGCAGATGAATTAGAGAAAGCATCTATACTAATGGACAACATGGTTATTAGACCTTTCCAAAACTTGATGATTGATGCATTTGATAAGATATTAGCTTACAATAACATTACATTAAAGCTATATTTTAAAACATTACAACCATTAGAGTTTACAGATTTAACTAATGTAGCAGATAAAGAAACTAGAGAAGAAGAAACAGGACAAAAGTTAAGTCTAAAAAAAGAGAAAAAGATATACAGAACAGATAACCATCCAAGTAACTCTGTAGCAGATGACCTAATTGCATTAGGTGAAGATGAGAATTTAGATGAATGGGATATGATTAGTGCAGAAGAAGTTGATTATGACTTAGATGATAAGCAAAATGAGATGTTAAAACTAGCATCTACAGGTTCAGCTAAACCTGATTCTAAATCTGACCAAGATAAAGGGCTATTTAAAGTAAGATATAAGTATGCTCCTGATGTAGTTAGTCCTAATACAAGAGAGTTTTGTAGAAAGATGTTAGCAGCAGGTAAGATTTACAGGAAGGAAGATATATTATCTATGGATAAGAAAGCAGTAAATGCAGGATGGGGTCCTAATGGTGCTGACACTTATAGTGTATGGTTCTATAAAGGTGGTGGTTCATGCCAACATTTTTGGATGAGACAGGTATACTTTAGAAAAAGAAATGCACAAGGTGAGTTTTTACCTAGTGATGGTATCAGTAATGATGAAACTGTAAGTGTAAATGAAGCTAGAAAAGAAGGATTTACACCTGAAAAGAATGATAACAAGGTTGCTAAGAGACCTAGAGATATGAAAAATAGAGGATTCTTAAAACCTAAGAAATTTACAACACCTAGATAGACATGGCAAAAGTATTATTTATAAATAGAAATGATTTAGTTAAGAACACTATAATAGATGGTAATGTTCAAGCAGATAAATTTATGCATTTTATAGAGATAGCACAAGAGATACATGTGCAAAACTATTTAGGTACAAAATTAACTGACAAAATAAAAACATTAATCAATACTGATGCAATATCAGGTACAGTTTATGAAACTTTATTGGTTAATCACATACAACCTATGCTTATACATTTTGCTATGGTTGATTATTTACCTTTTGCTGCTTATAGGATTAGGCAGGGAGGTATATTTAAAGGGGTTTCTGAAAATGCAGAAACAGTAGAAAAGGCAGAAGTAGATTATTTAGTTGAAAAAGAAAGAACTTTAGCTGAATATTATACAAGAAGGTTTATACAATTCATGGATTTTAACCAAAGCAGTTATCCTGAATATACATCTAACACAAATGATGATATTTACCCTGACAGAGATGAGCCTACATTTCAAGGTTGGGTGCTATAAAACATGAATATGAAAATATATAAACCTAAAGAAAAAAACATTATAAAGTTAATGAGATATATTAATAACAAATTTAAAATAAATAAAAATGGCAAGTAGTTTAACAGGAATATCTATTGCATCAAGTTATGATTCACTATTAAAGGTTGGTGATAATGATGGTTTGTCAGCAAGTTTACAGGTTATTTCAGATGGTTTAGGAACTGAAACTGGGATAAGTTTAAACAATGCAGGAGATTTAACAGCAACAGGAACAATAACTGGTAACAGTTTTGTTGGAAACCTTAGTGGTAATATCTCAGGAAACTCAACAATATCAGGAACACTTACTTTTGGTTCTTTATCAGATGGTACAATAACAATAACAGATATAAAAGATGAGGATAACATGTCCTCTAATAGTGCAACAGCATTAGCAACACAGCAATCAATAAAAGCATATGTGGATGCACAGGTAACAGCATCAGATTTAGACTTTCAAGGTGATTCAGGTGGAGCGCAATCTATAGATTTAGATACAGAAACCTTTTCTATAGTAGGTACAACAAATGAAATAACAACAACATCAGCAGGTAATGCTTTAACAATAGCATTAAATCCAAATATTAGTGGTCTTACAAGTGTAGCTGCTACAACTTTTACTGGTGCTTTAACAGGTAATGCAACTACTGCTACAACTTTAGCAACAAGTAGAAATATTGCAGGTGTAGCTTTTAATGGAAGTGCAGATATTTCATTATCAACAGACAATATTACAGAGGGGTCAAACTTGTATTATACAACAGCTAGATTTGATACAGCTTTAGCATCTAAATCTACAACAAACCTTTCTGAGGGAACCAATTTATATTTTACAAATGCAAGAGCAGATGCTAGAATTGCATTAAATACAGGAGCAAATTTAGATTTATCTAGTAAATCAACAACAGATTTAAGTGAAGGCAGCAATTTGTACTTTACTGATGAGAGAGTAGATGACAGAGTGAGTAATTTAGTAGTAGGTGGAACTGGAATAACAGCAACATATGATGATGCTGCAAATAGCCTAACAATTACTAACTCATCACCTGACCAAACAGTTGCTATTTCTGCATCAAGTGGTACTGGTTTAAGTGCATCAGGTACTTATCCAAATTTCACTATAGCAGGAACAGATGCATCTACAAGTGCAAAAGGGGTTGCTAGTTTCTCATCATCAC